TGGAGATGGTGAAGAAGCATGAGGAAATCCACTGGATAGAAGACGAAGCTGAATTATCAGAAGACGTCCAAGACTGGAAGACTAAGCTTACCGCCGAAGAGAAAGAATTCATTACTCAAGTGTTACGACTGTTCACACAATCTGATGTTCAGGTTGGTGAGAATTATCATGAGCTATTGATACCTAAATTTAAAAATAATGAAATCCGTAATATGCTATCATCTTTTGCATCACGTGAAGGTGTACACCAGCGGGCGTACGCGCTTCTGAATGATACACTTGGTTTACCGGATGAAGAGTACCATGCCTTCCTAGAGTATAAGGAAATGGCTGATAAGATAGAATTCATGTCAAAGGGTAACATCAGTAATCATACTGGTCTTGCATTAGCATTAGCACAATCAGTATTCAACGAAGGTATGTCACTCTTTGCCTCGTTTGTTATGTTGCTGAACTTCCAAAGGTTTGGTAAGATGAAAGGTATGGGCACGATCGTTGAATGGTCTATCCGTGACGAGACATTACACGTACAGGGTAACGCTAAACTATTCCGTGAGTTCTGTGAAGAGCATCCACGGATTGTTAATGATGAACTTAAATCACAGATCTATGAAATGTCAAAGCAAGCAGTAAAGCTTGAGGACAAATTCGTAGAACTAGCATTTAAGAACAATGATGTTCAAGGTATTACTAAGGACGAGGTTAAGTCATATATTCGATATGTGGCAGATCGTAGACTTCTACAGCTTGGACTAAAGACTAAATTCAAACAAAAGGATAATCCATTACCTTGGCTTGATTGGGTATTAAATGGTGCATCTCACGATAATTTCTTTGAAAAGCGTGTCACAGAATATTCTGTTAATGGCATGGAAGGTGATTGGGGCTGGGAGGAACAAGCTGCATGACCAAATGCACCTATGTAATAGAATGTGATATGTGTGGTGAAGAAACTTATGTGATCGCAGAGGAGAGTGGCCTTCCAACTCTCTTCTGCCCACTGTGTGGAACTGAAGGCCCATCAGCACAAATAGATGGTGACGAAGAAGAATAAATAAATCTTGTAATAATTATAGGATTTGTTTATGTGGTACTTTGAAGAAAAAGAATATAACCCGACCGAAGAAGAGTTAAAATCTTGGGTCGGGTTTGTTTATATTATAACCGATAAGTCAACTGGTATGATGTATATCGGAAAGAAGTTATTCTGGTCAAGAAAGACTTTACCTCCTCTTAAAGGCAAGAAACAAAAACGTCGTAAGACTGTACCATCAGATTGGCAGACTTATTATGGCTCATCTGATACTGTAAAACAACTACTATTCGAGCATGGTCCAGAAAACTTTTATAGAGAAATACTATATTTCTGTAAGTCAAAAGGTGAGATGGGGTACCTTGAAGCTAAAGAACAATTTGATAGAAATGTTTTACTTGATGACCGTTACTACAACGGTATTATAAACTGCCGAATACACAGGGCCCACGTACAATCTTTGAAAAAAAATTAAAAAAAGTGCAAAAAAAGTGCATTTAGGGGGTTTACAAATCAATTGAAAAGTATTATATTAGTAGTATGATAAAAAAGGAACTACTAATGAAGAAATATAAGCTATATCAAATCCGCCTTACCGATCAAGAGGCTGATATGGTTAACGATCTAGGTCATGGCTCAGTGCCTAAGCAAGTAGCTAAGCTTGACATGCAATTTGCTGAAAATAAGCATGAGCTTGCAACAGAAGCTTTCGATGCTGGTTACTACACGCATGTAGCTAATATTGAAGCTGCAAATCTAGATAATGCTTTCTTCATCGGCAACCACTGTCAAGAAGCTGGGATTGAACGCTTAGATATGATGGCTTCACCATCAGTAGGTGATATTTTCGTTGATCAGAATGACCGCTTCTATGTCATCGATCAGTTTGGCTTCACTTTAATGCCACAACCTTCAAATTTACCTACTTCAATAAAAGTTCCTACTTCACTCGCAGAGGCAAGATCATGACAGTATATCTTGATATGGATGGTGTTCTAGCTGACTTTTTTAGTGGGCTAGAAAAAAGGTTTGATACTGCCCATTGGAAAAATCTGATTAATATAGAGAGATATCTAGATACTCTAAAAAACACAGATTTCTTCTATACGCTCGAACCATTTAGACAAGAGAAAAACGGCGAACGAGTTAGCACCTCTTATAAGCTCGTTAAGTTCGTTAATAATCTGACAGATGGAGATTGGGGCATATGCTCGTCTCCGCTTCGAGGAGATCATTATAATTCTGCTTATTGGAAACGCAGATGGCTTGAGAAATATCAATGGGAACCACCGATATCTGAAAATATGATCTTCACTGCTAATAAGCACAAATATGCAGTATCTGCTATCACTGGAACGCCTAACATCTTAATTGACGATAAACCTAGTAACGTTGATAGATGGAATCAAGCTGGTGGTATCGGTATCAGATATCAAGCAAACGAAGATGATTTATATGAATATCTCTTTCCATTGCTAGAGGAGAAGTATAATGGACGCTGATTTTGTAAATTCTTTGCAAGGGCTTTCTTTTGATTCTTGTAAATCAGCTGCTATTGCAGAAATAGCTAACTATTTTCAACAAGTAGCCGAATCTAAGCAAAACACTGTTCGACAGAAAGCTAGATATAATAGGCTAGTATATGATGTTGAGTCTGCTCGTAGCAAAGACGAGGTTATTCGTATTTGTTATCAGTTAGTTCTTGCATCTGAAGGCCTTTTAACTCAAGGCTCTAAATGGAATAAATTTTATACAGAGATGTGATTTACAATGCGCTTCGTACATGATAAAATATCTCATAAGTATATTGTCTCTACAAATGGACTTGGATATACAGTGCGTCAATGGCAAGGTGGACCTGGTCAGAAACTAGAGATGAGTAATTACCAATTTAAAAACTTTTTAGAAACACTTAAAAGGAATGGATGGTATGAGCAATCAGCGAAGAGGTAGTCGTCACAGTGCAGCTATGAACGACAACGGTCATGAGCTGCGGAAGGTGATTAACTTCATGGAGCAAGCTGCAGAGGATTTAGAAAAGATGGGATATGAAGATCCTGCTTTCTATTTTCAACAAGTAGCCGATTGGTGCAGAGAAAATCCTCAAGGCTTAAATGCTAAACCCTCATTGGTGTTAGGTCTATGACAAAGCTTTATACTAAAGAACATGAATGGTTACAGCCTGAAGGTGACGACGTTTTCGTAGTTGGTATTACTCAATATGCTGTTGAGGCATTAGGTGATATCATATTCGTTGAAACGCCACTCGTTGGAACGTCTGGCGAGAAAGATGAAGACTGCGCAGTAGTAGAATCAGTGAAAGCTGCATCAGATGTGTATTGGCCGATCAGCGGTGAGATCGTTGATTTTAATCAAGCTATCCTTGATGATCCATCATTGGTGAATGCAGATCCAGAAGGCGAAGGTTGGTTTTATAAAATGAAAGCTACTGATATGAGTCAGCTAGAAGAATTAATGTCTGCTGATGAATATCAAGCTATGCTTAAAGAATAAATTGAATGATTTTAGATCTCTCGAATATACCTCAGCTTATCAAAGACAATAAAAGACATTTCTACGGCAATGTTGGAATAGTCAATGGTAATATAGAGGATATATTCGAGTGGATCGATCTTGTAAAACAAGGCGATGTTACTGCTAGACCTAATCTAAGAATGTATGAATTTCATAGATTAGAAGATTATGACTTTACATATTCATTTTTAAAATTACTTAAATACGAATTAGATAAAATTCCAGAAATGGGGCCAAGTCAAATCGTTGGATTTTTAGCTGATGGTGATGGCATAAGAGGCTATGGCTGGCACGATGATGCTATGCATTTAGTTGCATTTAATTTAATTGGTAATACTATATGGGATTTCGGAGATGGAGACACACAAGCGATGGCTCCAGGTGATATGATGTTTGTACCAAGAGGATTATATCACGAAGTTAAAGGCGATGGTGCTAGATTTTCAGTTAGCATATGTAGCCCTGCAAATTAAAAAAATTCAAAAAAAATGTATTTAAGGGGTTTACAAATCAATTGTAAAATGGTATTATAATCCTACAATCAACGAAGGAAATATATTATGGCACATGAAGTCGAAACGATGGCTTATGCTGGTGAACTGCCATGGCACGGCCTTGGTACTGAAGTTAGCAATGATCTTACCCCTGCGCAAATGATGCAAAAAGCTGGAGTAGACTGGAAGGTTAAAGAGCTTGAGTCATTTGTAGAGTTTAATGGTGAGCGTATGCTTACTGGTCAGAAATCACTCGTACGTGAGACCGATGGCAAGATCCTTACTAATGTCGGTGAAAATTGGCATCCTGTGCAAAACGAACAAGCATTTGATTTCTTCAACGATTATGTTATGGCTGGTGATATGGAAATGCATACCGCTGGTTCATTACGTGGTGGCCAATATGTATGGGCACTAGCTAAAGTTAAAGAATCGTTTGATCTCTTCGATGGTGATCAAGTAGATTCGTATATGCTGTTCTCTAATCCTCATGTGTATGGCAAAACTATTGACGTTCGGTTTACACCAATACGCGTAGTTTGCAATAACACTTTAACGTTTGCTCTTGGTTCTCAAGCAGCACGTACTGTTAAAGTTGGCCATCGCACTGCGTTTGATGCTGAGTCAGTTAAAACTACGCTCGGTATTGCTAGCGAGAAATTTGCCAAATATAAAGAAATGGCACAGTTCCTCGGTGAAAAGCGTTATTCGATCGATGGCTTAATCCAATATTATAATGAGGTATTTCCTAACACCTCTAGAACTAATATAAATAATAATGTGAAAAGTCTCGAAGATCTTTCTCGTAACGCATTACTTTGCCACGATGTGTTAGAGTCACAACCTGGCGCAGAATTTGCCGAAGGAACTTGGTGGCAAGCATTTAACAGCGTAACTTATGTTACCGATCATATACAAGGTCGTAATGCTGATAATCGTCTGCATAGTCAATGGTTTGGTCAAAACCAACTTCGCAAAATCAAAGCCGCCGAAAAGGCCGTGGAATTTGCCATGGCCTCATAGGAGGTAATAATGGATATACTAGGTCCTTTTTTTGTTATAGTCATGTTAGCATCTCCGGCTCAACCAGAGTCAATTTTATATTGGACAGAGTCTGAGACACAACATGACACACTAGAAGAATGTCAAGAGCATGGTGAATATTACAAAATTCCCATAGCAATTTCTGCAATATTAGACTGGAAAGCAGATCTTCCAGAAGATGCAGATGTAATCCCTATTGGGTGGAGATGTACCACACAAAAAGAAATTGACGAAGATCCTGATATGAAAAATAACAAAGGTACAGCTATCTAGTTTACATTTGATTTAATTTGTGGTAAGATTATAGGATCAAATAGGAGATATACATGGCTAGATCCGCAAATCTGCTTAAACGTAAACCTAAGAAAAAATCAGCAACTATTTCAAGT